GCGGCAAGGTGCGCGGCCCCGCCCTTCGGGTAGCACCATCCGTAGATCGGGTTCCCGTAGGTGCCGGTTTCGGAGAGCAGCAGTCGGTCGTTGAAGATCATGGTTTGGATTTGCACGGCGAACCCGCCCCAATATCCGAGCGTGGTCACCCCGTAGTCGTCGGTGAACGCCGGCACCCATGAGATGGGTGAATCGGCACGGGGTGGGATGCCGCCGACAAGGGCCGCGCCAGGTCGCAGCATCACGCCAACCCCACCATTTTGAGCAGGACTGGCGCGGCGCAGATCCCTGAGATCTCATCCGGGGTGACCCGGCCGACAAGCATGTCCGACTCGCCTTTCCCCGCCTCGGGGCCGGTGAGGTAGCGGGACCCGCGCCAGCGTCGGCCGTCGCGCGCGGCCCCGTAGACGATGGTCAGTTCCGCGGCGTCGGGGTGTTCGTGGAGTCGGCCTTCACGTTGTAGTCGTGCGCCGAGTTCGTCCCCTACCGGCGCGACCCATACCTCCTGACTGACCGCGGCGAACATGATCAGCTTTCCCTCATTGACGTGCTTCGCGTAGACGCCGGCGCAAGCCTTGCGGATCCATGCGGGCACTTCTTGCGGTGTCGGGGTGTCTGGGACAATCGCCGCGATTGTTACCTCAAGCTTGTTTTCGTCCGGCACGCCGAGCGGTCCGATTGCGCCTTTCGGGGCGGAGATGACGTGCAGGTAGTGGATTTCGTCGCCTGGATCGGACTGGCTGAACAGGTGCTCGATCGTCCTGTCGATCATGCTCTCGGGGATGCTCACGCTTTCCTCGCTCGGTAGTTGGCGTGCATGCGCCGGCGCCGCGCGCGGATCCGGTCTTGCGCGTCGGCCACGATACGCACCGCGCGTGCCACGCTCCGGTGACCTGCTTTCGCTTCGCGCCGCGTGGCGTAGCGCTCTTGATACCCGTCGACCGATCCGCCGAAGACCATCGTCTCGTAAAGCTCGGTCGACATGAATCCATGGTCAAGCACGAGGAACACGGTAGAGATCAGGGTGACCTTGCCCCGGTATCGGATGATCGTCTTCCCGATCCGCCGTTTCTTGCAGTCGGCTAGCAGCTTTCCTGATTCGCGCGCGGTCAACGCCTCGCCTTTGAGGCCAACAAACATCGGCCGGCCGTCGGAAAACCGAGGCATGTAGTCGTCTCCCGGGACGTGATCGCCATACGTGACGGTCATCGCGTCCGGGCTCAGGTAGTCGATGTGGTCCACGGACGCACTTTAAGCCCTGGCGCGCGATGCGTCCGGGAATGCCACTCTGTCGCGCGACGCGGCGGGGGGAGGAAACGATCATGGTCAAGGGTCCGCCGCCGAGCGAAAACAAGCGCCGACGCAACGCCGACACGTACGCCGGCCTTCACTCCACCGTTGTCGACGACGGCGAGATGACCGGCCCCGGCCTCGAGGGCGCCTCGTGGTCGGCTCCTGCCCGCTCGTACTGGGAGATTTGGCGCCGTTCCCCGATGGCCAAGGCCTTCCTCGAGACGGACTGGGCGCGGCTGCGCATGGTGCTGCTGCTGGTCGAGGACTACCTGAAGAACCCGACGGCGCAGAAGCTGACGGCGATCCAGTCGAACGAGGCGGCGTTGGGTGCGACGGTCGCGGACCGGCTGCGTCTGCGGATGAAGGTTGTCAAGCCGGACGCGGATGATGCCGCGGAAACGCCGGCTGGGGTGACGGCGCTCGATGAGTACCGCCGCACTCTCGCTGGCTGACCCGGTACGTCTCGGCCCGGAAGGTCTACCGCAGCACACGATCGGCTGGGACGCCCTCGCGTGGTCGGCGGAGTACTTGCGGCAGCCGGACGGCCCGGACGCCGGCGCTCCGTGGCGGTACACCAGGGAACAGGCCAGTTTCGTTTTGTGGTGGTACGCCACTGACCCGCTCGGCCGGCGCTTCCTCTACCGGCGCGGCATGCTGCGCAGGCTCAAGGGCTGGGGCAAGGACCCGGTTGGCGCCACGCTGTGCGCGATCGAGCTCTGCGGCCCGTGCCGGCCGGACGGGCTGAACGCCCGCGGTGAGGTCGTGGCGATCCCGCATCCGTCCCCGTGGGTGATCACGGCGGCGGTCAGCCTCGATCAGACGAAGAACACCATGCGGTTGTTCCCGTCGCTGTTCAGTGACCAGGCGCTCGACGAGTACCGCATCGACCTCGGCAAAGAGATCATCTACTCGGGCCGTGGCCTGCTCGAGGCGGTCACGTCGTCGCCCCGCGCGCTTGAAGGAAAACGAACCTCGTTCTCGTTGAAGAACGAGACTCACCACTGGCTTGAATCGAACGATGGCCTGGCCATGTCCGCCGTCATCGCCCGGAACCTGACAAAGGCGCGTGGCGGTGACGCCCGCTCCCTCGCCATCTCCAACGCCCACAACCCGGGCGAGGCATCGGACGCTGAGGCTGACTATGACGCGTTCCTGGCGGCGCAGACGGGCCGAGCCGGCGCGGATTTCCTATACGACTCGATCGAGGCCCCGCCGGGCATCGACATCACGGACCCCGAGCAGGTCCGGCAGGGCTTGATCGCCGCCCGCGGCGACTCGACCTGGCTTGACCTGGATCGGCATGTCGCGGAAATCATGGACCCTCGCACCGGTGAGGGCATGGCCCGCCGGTTCTACTTCAACCAGATTGTTGCCGGCGACGACGAATGGCTGTCACGCAAGGCGTGGGATGACCTGGCCGAGACGCCGGTACGGGCAGTGCCGACCGGAACGCCCCTCGTGGCGGGCTTCGACGGTTCCGACACGGATGACTGGACGGCCATTCGCTGCGAAACGCAGGACGGCTATCAGTTCACCCCGCGGTTCGCCGACGGTAAGCCGATGATCTGGGACCCGGGTCAGCATGGCGGCTACATCCCGCGGGGTGAGGTGAACGCGGCGGTCGCCTACCTGTTCGCGACGTACAACGTTATTCGCCTTTATGCAGACCCGCCGTATTTCCAAAGCGAGATCGATTCGTGGGCGGCGGAGCACGGCGAAGATCATGTGGTGCGGTGGGCGACGTACCGGCCCCGGCAGATGGCTGAGGCGCTCGAACGGTTCCGCACGGACGCCCTGTCCGGGCAGATCACGCATGATGGCTGCCCGATCACCAGTAAGCATGTGGAGAACACTCACGCTGACCGCCGGCCGCAAGGTGTCCTCATTCGCAAGGATCGGGCTGTTTCCCCGCGGAAGATTGATGCGGTCCTTTCGAGCGCTCTCGCTCATGAGGCGGCGTACGACGTGACCGCGGCCGGGTTGTGGGGCGGGAAGCCGCGCCTTACTCGGGTGACGGGCCGGGTGCGGGGTTATTGACCATCGCTTCCATTTGCGCCGCCCGGTGCATGCGGAGCATGAGTGTCGCTGCCATGAGTGAGATCACTTCGGGCGGCATTTTCCACGAATCGATGGTGTGTGCGATGGTGGCGACTGCCTGAATTTCGCTCATGCCGTCGGTCTGGGCAGCCAGCTCCATCGCGCTTTCGAGCGCTGCGGCTTGGACGCGCGAGTAGACATCTTCGTCATTGAACATCGACATCACCGAAGAGTAGACCGTCGGCCAAGAGCGCTCGCGGCTGACGCGCCGCGGCTACTGGCTGTTGGGCGCCCGGGTTGACTGCGGTCCCGCGCGCTGACTGAGCGTCCCTGCGGTCCAAGCGAGCCTTCACCGGCTATGAGGGCTGGTGTCGGGACCCGTAACCGGGGCCCCCTGCCGGCCGCGCACCCGGGCAGGCGCGCAACGAGACATCACCATATCTGAGCTGAGGGGCGCTGCCATGGCCGACGCGCCCCTTTCCCCCGTCTGGTGGGTCAAGCGTCTGCACAGGGCGCTGCTCGACCGCTGCCGCACCGACCGTACCCGGCTGTCCATCGACGATCTCGACGCCTACTACCGGGGCCGGCCAACCCGGCTGCCGTGGCTGCCGGAGCAGGCCCGTGACGAGTTCTACCGCCTGCTCGAACTCACGAAGTCCAACTACATGGGCCTCGTTATCGACGCCACGGCGGAGCGCCTCGCGGTCGAGGGGTTCCGGATCGGTGATGACGCGGAAGCGGACGCCGAGACGTGGGACATTTGGCAGAACAGCAATTTCGACAATGACTCCGATCAGGCGATTCTCGAGGCGTTGATCACCGGCCAGTCGTATGCGCTGGTAGCGCCAGGGCCGACACCGGACGATCTGCCACTGCTGTTCGCGGAACACCCGTCGCAGGCGATTGTTGCGTATGCGCCCGGCTCGGGGCGCCGCCCGTCCAGCAGGCGGCGCACGATGCCTTCGATCGCCATCGACGGGATCAGCGGTCCGTCATCGCCTTCGGCCACCAGATGCCACGAGCGGGTGACGCTCCGCCCCGCGTCGTCGACGCCGTCGACCTCGACGAACATGCCGCCGCGATGCGCGCCCCAGCCGACATGATTGGACGCCCAGAGGACGAGCGGCGTCAGTGGCAGCAGCGACGGAACGATACGCCAGCGGACCAGCCAGGCGAGGGCGATCAGCGCGCGATGCAGCAGTTCCGGCACCGGTCCCGCGCCCATCCACACGGTCCTGGCCTCGGGCCAGAGCGCCGGCAGCACCCGCAGGTCAGGAACTTCGACCAGGGAGAACAACGTGCTGCGCAGCGGGACGCGTCCAGGCGGCGCAACGGTGAAGCGCGTCTGCTCGGTGAAGGGATAGCCGGTCACCG